ACAACACCAAGTACGACAGCTGGGTGCCGGTGACAGCCGAGATCACCCACGGTAATCGGTACTCGCTTAACGATCTGGAGGGGTGGCTACTCACCAACACTAGACCGCTACTCCAGCGGCGCGCCGTTATCGGTCCCCCCGACCCCGGCGGCGCGCCGAACCCTTTCCTGGCGGCCGCAGCCGCGCAGGGCTACAAACCGCCGATCGACGTCGAGGCCATGCTCGAGGCCATGGTGCCGGGGACCATCAATGAAACCTTGGAACGGTGCACGGCCGCCTTGTTGTCGCGCGGGGAACCGCTCGAGGAGGTGCTGGCGGCTGCCATGGCCGCCTTCCGCACCTGCGCCGAGAAGCACGGTGCTACCTACAAGTGGAAACACGAGGAACGGAAGTGGCGCCGTGAGTGCCGGCGGTGGCTGGAGAAGCACCCCGAGCTGCTCGAGAAGCAAAAAGACGGACAGCCTGACCGTAAAAAAGCGACTAATTTAAATCTGTCGGCCGGCACAGAAAACGTCGTTGACCTGGGCGAGGCGCGCGCCAAGCGCAAACCGAAACCCAAGCCGACCACTGGCGACACGCCGTACATCGTGGCCGATGGCGTCATCCAAGCGCTACATGACAACCGCGAAGACCTGATGCTCACCGAGGGCGAGGTGTGGCTATATCAGGATGGGTTCTGGCGGATCCTTACCCCCAGCGACGAGCAGCGGCTGCGTGGGCTGATCCAGACCGGGTTCGAGACGATCGAGGTGCAGCCGCGCGGTGCACAGCTGGCGCTCGCTTGGACGCGGCTGACGCAACACCCAAAACTTTACCAACAGGACGTCCCCTGGGCCGACGCCGGCATGATCGTCTGCCGCAACGGAGTGCTACGTATCGAAACCGGGCATTTCGACAGGCATCAACCCGACACCTACGCGCGGCGGCATGTCGGCGCGACATTCACGCCGGGTGAAACATGCCCCGTGTTCGAGCGGCTGCTGGCCAGCATGTTCTGCGATCGGCCGGACGCGATCGCGCTGATTAACCTGATCCAAGAGTGGGCCGGTGCTGCGCTAGCGATCAGCTCGCTGTCGCGCGAGCAGCGCCGCGCATTGGTCCTGGTCGGTCCATCGCGGACAGGCAAGACCGAACTGGCCAGGATCTTCGCCCTGCTCCTGGGCGACCCGATTGCAACGCCGGCCGTGTCGGAGCTGGGCGAGCGTTTCGGCCTCTCGAGCCTCTATGGCGCTACGGCCTGGATCCGCGACGATGCCATCAACGAGGGCGACAAGCTCGACCCGCAACGGTTCAAGACGATCGTCACCGGCGAGCCGATCAACATCGAGCTGAAAGGCAGGCATGTTATCCAGAACGTGCGGCTCAATACGCCAGTGCTGCTGACCTGCAACAGCCTGCCGCGAGCGCGCGACGGCTCCGATGCGATCTTCAATCGGTCGATCGTTCTCGAGATGACCAGCGTCGTTGCCGATGAGGAAGCAAAGCGCGCGCGCACCGAGATCCTGGGCAAGGCCGGCGACGTCAGCCTAGGCGCCGGTGTGTTCGAGAAGGAAAGCGCCGGGATCCTCAATTGGGCGATCCTGGGGCTGGCGCGGCTGCGCCGGCGTGGGTTCTACGACATCCCCGAGAGCGTCGCGACGGCGCTGCAGCATTTCAAGGACGAGAACAATCCGGTCGGCGAGTGGGCGCGCGAGGCCGTCGCGGTGGCGAAGGGTATGAAGGTGGAACGGCGCGATTTGGTGCGGTCGTACAATGGCTGGGAAACCGACATGGAGGGCGACGAGGCGCGCACGGTCGGCGGCCGCTGGCTACTGCCCAAGCTGCGCGCGCGCATTCCCGGCCTCGGTGACATCCAAGGTGATGGTGGCCGGCGCTACATCACCGGTATCAAACTAACCGATGTCGGCAAAGCGGCTTGGGACAGTTACGCCAAGGCGTCGGCCAAGCCGGGAGGCTTTGCGGCGACCTCAGCCGACATCAACCAGATCAATCTGCCAGATGGACAGGATGGACAGGATGTCAAAAACCAATCACGTTTTTGAACTGATTTTTGGCGGTTTCAAACTGCTGACAAACTGCTTTGAACCAAAGCAAACCAGCACTTAGCAAAGCACCGGCAACCAGACAACTGCTTTGCAAGTTGTGCCTGCGGCACAGGCGCTACCGGCGGGTTCAAAGCAATAAATCACTTATACTCCTCTTAGAGAGAGAGATATATAAAAAAGGGGGTATATAGAGAACAAAAAGGAGGAAAAGTAGTGTGTATAGGGGCGGGGGTAGAGAGCGGTGCCGAAACCGCTTTAGTGGGGTGACAGGCTGTCAAAAACAGGAGGCTGAAAATGACACCAAGCGAGCTGCGAAAACGATGGGTGAAAGACGTCAATGAGGCGGCCGCGCAGTTTGAGGCGCGGTGGACGGTTATCGGGCTGCGCCGGCACGACCATGAGCTGGCGGTGCGGCTGCACGAGCAGCGGGAGATCTTCGCCGAGGCGTGTGCCACAGGCGAGCCGAACGAGGTGCAGGTCCAGGGTGCTGCCCTGGTCCGCGGCTATGCGGCCGCGGTTAAGGCAATGGAGGAGGCCGACATTCCCGACGACAGCTACTTGCTGGGGGTGTGCCCGACGACCGGGTTTAAGGTGGCGATCGGCATCCAGAAGGCCAGCCAACCCCGTGTGGTCGAGCTGCACGGCCAGGACGTCGTGTGGATTTCACCCGACGAGGTGGCAACGCTGATGGCCTCCTCTGAGGCTTTTATGACGGTGGCGGCGATCAAGCGTAAGTTCCCCGGCGCCGAGGTGGTGGAGCGTTATGCTGGCGAGGGATGTTAGCTGGTTGTTTGCCGCGGCTGTCAGGGACGCGCGTGGCAGGAAGAAAACGGCGCCGGCGCCACCGCCACCGGTGCCTAGAAGAGGCGGAATTGCGGATCGGGCGCGTCGTTCCATTGTGCCGCCATGGCGGCGGCGATCCCCGGATAGGTAGCCGCGCGCAGCGCCCAGCGGTCATCCGAGGGCGACAGGCGGTTTTGTCCACTGTCGGTCTGGTTGGCCCAGCGTGGCCGGCCGGCGACTATACGCGGGGCGATGTGCAGGGTCGGTACTAGTGGCGGCAGGTTCTTGAGCCAGAGGCAGGTTGCCTTGCTGGCATCATCACCAAACCAGTGCGGCTGGATGATCTGCTGTGGCTTGCCGATGGCTGTTGACAGGTGGCCGATCGGGTTTTCCATGGCAATGCGTGGGATAGGGGCCGCCAGCAGCTGGCGGACAAAAGCAACGGCCGCAAGACGTGCAGCCTTGCGGGCATTACCGACAAGGGTCTCTGGTTTGAGTTTCTGGTGATATGGACCGGGACCATAGGCCCATTCGGCTGACACCGTGAGGTAGGTGCAGTCTGGGTGGAAGATGGCGAGATCCCAGCCCTGATCGAGGATGGTGAGGACGTCGCACTGCAAATGCTGGCCACCATCACTGGCGGGCAGCAGGTCGCAAGACCAAGCGTCATGACCGTGCGCCGCAAAAGCGCGGCGCACGGATCCGGTGTGTTCACAGCCGATGAGGATTTTCATGCCTGTTTCAGTCCATCGAGGAACGAGAGGATGTCTGTGCTTTTGGTCGCGGCTATACGCAGTTCTTCAAAGGCGGTGCCGAGAGTGCGGCCCTCGCCTTTACCTCTCTGCTTCAGGTAGGCGCTGAAGAAGTTGAGGCCGTCCTTGTTGGCATGGTCGCCCGACAGTTTCATGCCGCTGAAAGACTTGGTTATGTTCAGTTTTGTGCCGTCATCGAACCTGATGCGCAGAGTGATGTAGTCGTGCTGGTTGTTGATGGTTGCCTTGGTCATGGTCGCGTTCTCCGGTTGTGATGAACTGGTGGGAGGAAACGGCAGCTTACGCTGCCAGATCCTTGCCGGTACGGGCGCTGACCTTGAGGGTCCGCACCGGGGTGACGTTGGTGTGCGCCGCAATGAACTGGCGCGAGAGGTGGGCGCGGACCGCCTTCATGTCGAGCGTCTCGCGGTTTGTCTCTGAGATGGAGACACGGAAGAGGTCGCCCTCGTAGGCGCCGACATCGAGGTCGCCGAGCGCGGCCTTGAGTTCGTCTTCCTTAGCCTTGAGCGCGGCGATCTGCGCCTTGATCTCGCCGAGGGCATCAATGGTCTTGGTCAGGTTGGACATGTGTTTTCTCCGTTGCGATGAGGCTGATATAGGACAGACTGTCAGCCCTGTCAAGTGGGTTCTGACATATTGACAGCCCTGTCTGGGTGGCCTAAATAAGGGCATCGCAACAGAGGAGCTGAAAAATGTCTGATTGGCAGAAAGAGCGGTTGATGACGCCGCGGCAATACAAGATGATTATCAAGGAGTTAGGGCTCAACAAGGCGTCGGCCGGTCGTTATGTGGGCGTGTCTGGCCGTACCTCGCATCGCTACGTCAGTGGTGATGCCGAGATACCGATCGCGACGGCGCTGCTGCTGCGATCGCTGGTGGCGCATGGTGAGACGCCGGTGGTACCTAAGTGGAAACGGGGGGATAACTGATGACGGGGATCTGGGGTCCGATTACATTCCTGATCGGTGTGGCGTTGGGTTTTGTGCATCCAGCGTTGGCAGTGATCTTCTGGGTGGTTGTTCTTGTGCCGGTTATCGTTGTCGCCAGCATCAGGGGAATGATCGAGGCGGGGCGGCGAAAGGCCGAGCGCGACGCTTATTTCCGAAAACTCTTGGCCGGCGAAGTGCCGTTTTCGCATGAGTATCCTGAAGACTGAACCAGCGTCCAACTTGACCAAGGTACGAGAGGGCGCCCATTGTGGCGCCCTCTTTTGTTTCGGGGTAAGCGCATGCAGAACGACTACTACGCTGCTATGGAAAAGCAGCTGAAGGCCTTCATTGCATCCGGCTTTGGTCAACTGGCGCTGCAAATCAAAAACGACTTCATTCGCGATCGCGAGATGATCGAGCAGCTGCGCGAGCGCATTAGCGAACTTGAGGATCGCTTCAACATGGTCAATGGTCACCAAGCAGGGAGGGGGTTGACCCCTTAAATCATTGCCACGCAAAAAAATACCGCCTGACGTCAGGTCGCTAGCGCGCGGCTACACCAAGCAGTGCATCCTGCGCCTGGGAGGGCTCATGCTTGATCCTGGTAAAGATCAATCCAACAGCATTAGCGTTGCGGCCGCGCAGATCCTGATGGACCGCGGTTGGGGCAAAGCTATCCAGCCTGTTGCCGGCGCCGACGGCGCTGGTGCGATCGAAATAACAATCAGGAAAATGTTGAAGGATGACGACGACGGTAAAACTTAAGATCGATGTGCCATACAACAACTGGCATCCGCGGCCGCACCAGGAAAAGTTGTGGCAATACTTGGCGCGTGACGGTAAGCGCGCGATGGCTGTGTGGCATCGTCGTGCTGGCAAAGATGAAGTGTGCTTGCACCACACTGCGGTGTCGATGATGGAGCGTGTCGGCAATTACTGGCACTGTCTTCCCGAGTATGCACAGTCACGCAAAGCGATCTGGACAGCGATCAACGCACACACCGGCAAGAGGAGAATTGATGAAGTTTTTCCCAAACAGATCCGCGACAGCACTAACGACAACGAGATGTTTATCAGGCTTAGAAACGGATCAACCTGGCAATGCATTGGCAGTGATACCTACAACGCCACCGTCGGCGCCTCAGTCGCCGGCATTGTCTACTCAGAGTGGGCGCTCGCCAACCCAAGCGCCTGGGCCTATCACCGACCGATGCTCGAGGAGAACAACGGCTGGGCGGCATTCATCACTACTCCCCGCGGACGCAATCATGCGTTCGAGATGTTTCGGCATTCGGCTCAATCATCAGAGTGGTTCTCCCAACTCCTCACCGTTGATGATACGCATGCACTCACTAAGGCTGCTCTCGCAGAAACGCTGAAGGAGTACACGGCGCTATACGGGGCCGATGTCGGCCGCGCCCAATATCTTCAAGAGTATTATTGTGATTGGCAGGCTTCCATC